TCCTGATCCAGCATCAAATATGACCTCTCCTTCGCTGTTTTTATAAATTGCCATATTTGGACCAGCTCGAAGTGGAATAATAGTCTCTTCTGAATCCGCATCTGTGAATATTAAATACACTCCTTCTTCATACTCTTCCGTAGTAAGAGTATATTCCCCAACCACGCTTGCTAACTTATGACGTGTACCAGATTCATCTGTATAATAAAGAAAAGCCCCGTCATATTCAAAAGCTCCTTTCTCAGGGCTATCTAATAAAGTACCACTTGTAAACTTTAAAGGGGCGTTATTTTCCCCTCCATCACTCGCCATAATATGAAAATAAGCAGTTGGTAAAATTCCAACTCCTACTTTTCCAAAAGCAGCCCCTCCGTTATAGGCTAGTACTACATTTTCTCCTCCTGTTTCAGAACCTCCTACATTCCCTCCACCACATATATAAACATTACCTCCTCTGCGCCAAAAACCAACCCCTGCTTGTATAAGAATATCCCCACCTCTTCCAGTATCCGCTATATCCGCCATAGAAGCTCCTTTCAATTGAAAGTCCTTCCCAGCGTCTATAAGCCATTCCGAATAAGTTATTAAAGTATCCGTTATTTCCTTTACCAGAGTTTTCTTAATACCGGCCTTGCTGAATTTAACAATGTAATTCTCTTTGCCATGGAAATTAAAACCAACCCCTATCAATGTCCAATTTATTCCATCTGATTGAAACCAAAATACAGTCCCATCCTCCGAAAAATAAAAAGCCCCATCGCTATCAGCCCCTTCAATTTCCCCTGCCCCTAATGTAACCACCCTTACTACATTCGTAACGTCTAATGCTTTAATCCCATATACTCGACGTTTACAAATTTCTGGATCAGGTAAAACTACTTCTACATCTTCTGTAGCTCCTGTTACGCTAACAAAATGATCAAATTCGGTTAATATTACCTGACCCATACTATCGGCAGTAGCGAAAACAATGCTAGAACCTTTTGAGCCTTCTACATCTAATGTTGATAAAGGAGCTTGTTCAAAATCAGAATCTTCTGGGTTTTCATCTTCTGCTAATCCAATCCGAACCCAATCTTCATGATTTTTTGGATGTAAATAAGAACGATCTGAATCTTCCGTTCTCGACCAATTACAATCGCTAATTCCTCCTATATTTTTCCAATCCGTACCATCAGACTGGAACCAATACGTTCCAATTTTTTCAAAATCTAATTCGCCAGAGCTTTCATCAGCTCCTTCTATTTCTCCTCCTACACTATTTTCTTCTACATAAGCATAAACTCTATTATCTACTCCTTCAACCTTAATTCCATATATTCTCCCTAGACAAATATTTGGAGGAGGGAATTGAATAGGATATTCCCCGGATTCTCCATTTACTAAAACCAAATAATGATAAGCATCTAATATAAGAACTCCAGAGGAGTCTAACTCACCTACTTCTACGGTACTGCTTTGACTACCATTAATGGTAAACATTGAAGTAGGATTTGGCGTAGAATATTCATCCACATACTCTCCGTCTTCTGTTTCCGTAGGTCTAGTAGATCCCATCAAAATAGAATGGTTGTTTCCTACTGGAAATATAGTACCAGTGGCTTCATTTATTTGCCAAGGAGAAATACCACCGTTTTTTATGCCCAAATCTACTGATTTTTTCTCCCTTTGTTCTTTACGAAGTAAACTAGGACGAGTTTCAGCCTGAGAAGTAAAATTAGAAGGTAATAACATACCTTTTAATTCTTCTGCCGATAAATCTATTTGACATGCTTTAATATCATACTCAGCATCTAATGGCAGAAATAATCTTTTATCCGATATTACAGGAATTTGTAATGAATGATGATAATCAAACTGCCCATATAACCGCCCTCGAAAAACGCTAGATGGAGTTTCATTTTCGTCTTTCCAACGAGCAATCCAATCCATTAAAGATATTTCTGACCCATCCCCTGTACCTACTTCCGACCAAGTACTAGTTCCAACAAAATTAGGATTAGATATGATTTGAGAATCCCAATATCGAGTATTCAATAAAGAATGATATGCCGCAAACATATTTGTTACATGTACATCGAATAGGGGCTTATCTGCTAATGGAATGGTATATTCTACATTTACTCTATTATTTTCATTTAATACATATTCCTGAACATAATTATCTGGAAATCTAATTTCAGTAGTAGTAGAAGAATCCGTTTTAGGAACTCCTCCATACTTCATTCTTATATTGTTAATTCCAAAATAGGCAACTCCAGATGGCAGAGTAAATGCTTTCGGTATATGATACGGCTGGTATATGGATACATAATAATATGCACCCTCTTCCGTGTATGGAGTTCCTGCTATATATTCTACAGGCGGTATGAAAACAGAGACCGTATTTAAATTTTCTAAACTCTCCACCAAAGGAACATCTACTATCCCAATGTAAGGGTATCCATCAGCAGGCCATACATTTACCCCATGAAGTCTATATAAAACCCACCCATTAACGGACATGGAAGATAAAGTAGAAAGAGACCACTGTGTATTTTTGCGAGTATACACATAAATAGTATCGCTTTGAGGGATCACGTAAAACAATGAAATCTCAAAACCAAAAATAGGATTACCACTACTAGCCTTAATTACAGCACCTACATCTATGTCTAAAACAAAACCATCTCTTTCGTCCTTTCTGGCAGTTATTGCCCTGGAACGTAGATAATATAACTCATTACGTGGTTTTTTATTTAATACTGTGTAGTCTTGACCTACTAAAATATACTCAGATCCAGATTTAATAACTTTAAATCCAGCAGCTTGAGGAAATTCAGGTTGCCATGCATTAGGATCAGACAAAGTCCAATAAATTGGAGGACCAACTATTTCTGTTTTAGTTACCGGATCAGAAATAATATACTCAAATCCATTTGCAGGGAACAATCCTCCTAATAATAAGTTAGGTCTTTTACCATAGTTTTGAATTATTTTAACATTTCTATACCCCGGTGTGCTTTCTTCTGTTCCACAGAAAATAATTTTCCAATTTTCATCTTTTCCTACAAATAATCTAGGATCATAAACAGAATTAAACCATACCGTAAGATCTGTATTACTAGAATCATAATCTTGAGAAGCGTACTTAAATACTCTATACGCAATACTTGGATTAGTTCCCCAATCTGGATATTTTAAAACAGGATATTTAAATTCTTGATTTCTAGCAATCCACCATTTAGCACCCGATTGATAAATACGACAATTAAATGTTAAACATATTTTTTCTAAAACCTCATACACGGAATTAGGTTCCATTTCCTCATCTAAGAAAGCAAACTCATCAATATATAATTGATCTAATGGATCGTTAGTACCCTCTCGATCCATTGTTTCTTCATATAAATTTATAGCCGATACGATAGGAAGTCGTAAACGAATTGCCGCAAAACATTTGGATATAACATTTATTACTTTTTCACTACGATTGGTATAAATAGTCCCATGATCTACATAAGCATAATCAAAATTTTCCAAATTTCCAATACGATCAGAAGCTTGAATTGTATAAGTGGCATTTATTTTCAACTCCCGACTATAAGTATCCGTAAGCACAAATCCTACCCACCATATATATTGTCGTTCTTCATCAGTAACACTTCTATAATCTTTAAAAATTACACTCCAATCATCTTCTCCTACCAATGGATTTTTCCATACGCATACCAATAAATCATCTAAGGCCGCATTTCGCAACCATGTCATATCTTCATTCGAGACATAGGTTAATGTTGCTTCAGATCCTACAATAGGTTTTAATCCATCCCCACTCCAACGAACCGTAATAGGAGTACTTCCCATTGGTACTTCTTTCGCTTCTCCAGAATAATTACGATCCCAAATAACAACTGCCCAAGGCAATCCCTTTTGGTCATAAAAACGAGTATATATACGAATATTACCTAAACTAGTCATAATGTTTGATTAAGTACGTCCTAAAAATTTATACTCTTGATCTAAAACAAATTTTAAATCTTTTCCCGATACTACCGCAGTAAGAGTGCGATCTCGATCTTGTTGCATCATATGAAATAACCCTTCAAATAATCTTATAGATCCTGTTTCTCGTTTAAATCCATTATACGTGCCATTCATTATCCCTTCCGGGCTTGCTGCTATTTCTAAATCCGATAATTTAGGAATAAATCTTTTTAGATCAGAAAAATAAGATTTGTTTTCTGTTAAAATATTTCTTTTTCCTCCTACTTGAACCCCATTAGCAAATGATGGAATTATCCCTTCCTCCAACAAGGCTTTTACCTGTTTAAAATTAAACACCCATTCCCCTCGTCCATCTTTAGCATCTCCAATCAATGCCAGGGTAGGTTTAGGAACATACGCCCCTTCTGCATAACTAGGGACAGATGCAGAAGATCCTTCAAAAGGCCCTTCAGATAGCTTATTTTTAATGTAAGTCCCTAAAGCAATAGCGGCTACCCCAGCGGCAATTGCCACCTCAGGATTAGTTGCAATCGCTTTTTTAAAAGCCTCCGTAAGTACTGCTGTAGCAATAATAGCTTTTCCTAAATCAATCAAAAAATCAGCTACTAATCCTAATAATCTATTGAATACCTCTTCAATAGATTCTGTTCCTGCTAACATACTTCCTACTCCTTCCCCAACAGCAACAATTGCATTTTGAGCAAATTGAGTTAATGCCATCTCTGCGGCTTCTGCCGTAGATTTCATTCGTTCTTTGCGTCGGATATATCGTTCTTCTGCTTCAACCGCATAAATTTCTTCTAATATACGTTCCTGCTCCAAAACATCCTTAGTAGCCTCGTATTTTTCCCATAACATTGATTGATAATTACGTAACTGGCGCAAACTCAAAGATTTTCTAAACTCCATATTTGCTATTTCAGAATGCTTCTCAAAATCATAAAAAGCAATAGCAATATCTCGTTTACGAGATAAATACTCAGCCTCATTTATTTCCGCTCTTGCATACTGCTTATCAAGATCTTCCATTTGCCCTTCCATGGTACCCATTCTTTCTATATGTTCACGGGCTAAAGCATACATTTTATCATAATGCTCTTTAGAATTTTTCTCACGTCGCTCATCTAAAACGGCTTGACGATTTAAATCATATTCTCCTTTTTCTTCCGCTAACCATATTAATCGTTGCTCTTCTTCAATGGCTATATTTTCCAATGCCCTTGACAAATCATCTCGATCATAGATTGTTTCTTCTGCATACCGCTCCGCTTTAGATCGCTCCAACGAAATCATAGCTTTACGATCAGCTAATTGCTTTTCGGCTTCAGCCTTCTTTTTCCTACTTACTTCTTTAGCAATTCGTAATTCTTGTTGAGCTTGTAAGAGGGCAATTTCCTCAGCCGCTTCTTTTTCTTGTTTCTTAACTCGAATAATAGCCTCCGCATTCTCTAATTCAATCTTAAACAAAGCATCTGTTTTTAATTCTTCATCCATAATAGTTCGCTCCACCGATGCTTCTCGTAAAGTTTTCTCGGTTTCCAATTCTTTTAATAATAATTGTAGCCGTTGGTCTTTAGTGGATGACTTTTTAGTTGATTTGCCCGTTATTTGATCAATTTCATCTTGTATTTCTTGAGCTTGTTTTCGTAAATCTGCTATCTTTTTATAATAATCCTCTTCTTTCCCTTCAATCTTTACCTCAATTTCTATGCTTTCTTCTATACCTATCAAGCTATTCCGAAGCTGCCTTAGATAACCTTCTGCCTTACCCCCTCCTTGCAATTTCTTAAGATCTTCAATATACATTTCTATTATAGCTTTAGCATCTTCGCTTAAATTTGCCCAAGCTTCTTGTAAAGATATTAATGCTGATTCATGAACCGCCAATTCTTTATTTACTCTTCGTACATCTTTATCTACATTTTTATAAGGATTTTGATTTTCAGTCCCTAATGAATAAAACTCGTATTGTTTAAATAATGCTTGTTGGGCCAATAAACTAGTTTGTTGCTTTTTCAACTCCCTTACCGCTTGTTCTTCTTCCCTCATTTTCTCTGTTAAAGCAATGGCTTGCTCTTCTGCTATTTTAATAGCCGCGACTTCTTCTGATACTCCTAGAAACTTTTCATAAGCAGCCGTAATATCTTCCGTAGTACTTTCCAAAGTAAGTGATTCTCCTATTGAATCCTTCATTAAATCATTTAACTGCTTGAGTAGTTCTTTTCGTACTTCTAAAGATTGATTCCCATCCTCGGTTAAAATACCCACCAATACTTTGGCTTTAGCCGTATTTTCAGCAAAATATCTATTTCCTTCATTTTCAATATCTTTTAACATATCAGGGACACTAAAAGCCTCTTCATTTGCCTCTTTTTTAGCCTTCCTCAGTTTTTTAAATAAAGCAACCAAACCAGCAACAGCCGCTGCTACTAAAGCAATCGGGACTAATACTGATGCAAAAGATAAATTAGCGGCTGCTAAACCGGCCTTCATTGCAGCCATACCTTTAGTAAAAGTCTTAGTTATTATTTGAGCCGCCAAAATAGTTTTAAGATACTGTACCTTTATAGTACGTATTAATGTTAGCATAGCTATTTGAACCCAAATAATAGCTCGTTTAAAAGTAGTAAACAAATATATCAAAGTGGATATTCCCATTGCCAATGGTCCTAATGCCGCTAAAGTAAGCAAAGTCCATTTACGAAATAATTGACCAGCTTCGGACGCTTCCTTCCACCGATTTCCTATTCTAACCAACATACCAGAAAGGGATTCATAAATAGGAAGAAGCCATTTAGAGACAACCTCTCCTATTTGAATCATACCTACTTGCATTTCTGCTTGGGCAGCAGAATACTTCAGTTTCATAGTTTGTGCTGCCGTATCAAATCCATGAGTCAAAGCCCCAGTAGAATCAGTTACTCGTTTCTGCAACCCAATGTTATATTCAAAGTTTTTTCCCGCCATATCCAATATCATAGTTAATGCTCTGATATTAGGGAATACTTTACTAGCTAATGTCTCTCCATAATCCTCCTGTAATTCTCTGATTTTCTGTAATAAAGGAATCATCCCCTGCTCCCCTAAAATAGATCGCAGTTCTTTATACGATGATCCCATAGCGGATAAAGCAGCCCGCCCTTTTTCATTTTCTTTATATAATCCATTCAATACCCCTCGTAAATAAGTAGTAGCTTGAGCCGCACTAGAACCTGTAATAGTCATTGCGGCTACGGCAGCTGATACCTCATCAAAAGACATACCTATTTCAGAAGCTAAAGGCAAAACAGATCCTAAAACATTAGCAAAAGCTGATGCCTCGGCTTTACCTTCCTTAACAGCAGCTACTAAAACATCAGTCACAACAGCCGCTTTAAGTCCTTCTCCCTTATATGCAGCCAATACAGAAACTACTAAATCTGCTATATTCTTAGTTTCCCCCAATCCAGCGGAAGCCGCTTTAGCTGATTGAGTAAGAATATCCATTGCTTCCGCCCCACGTACTCCAGAAGAAGTAATAAAATACAAAGCGTCTGCTAATTCTTTTGGGCCTTTACCTACTTTAGGAGCTAATTGTAATACCTCTTTACTCCACTCATTTACTTGACTTTGAGCTTCCCCTACCAAACCAACGATCATTTGCATAGACGCCTCATATTCATGGGCTAATTTAGTAACGGCTTTACCTGCTCCTGCCAATGGAAGGGTTAAAGTAGCTAATGATAAGTACCCAAAAGTACGCATTTTTTGAGCCGCCGTATCAAGACTAACTCCATACTTACTGTTAAAGCGTTCTAACTTTGCTTGGGCTTGTTCTATTTTTTTATTTAACCCACTTATATCTGCTTCAAATCGTACGAATAGGGGGTCTAATTCCATTATAATATCTCCTATTTGTTATTTTTATTCCGCTCCTTTTTCTTATCCTTTTTCTTCACATTTTTAAACGCTTTTTCAATTCTATTTAATTGAGATTCCATTTCAGAAAGATCTTGTTTTCTGTTTAAAATTTCATCTACTTCCCAAGGAAATAAACCAATATCTTTTAAATTACGTAAAGGATGTTTTAATGATTTGCCCGATATATTAGTTAAATGAAGAACAATATATCGGGCCACCTCCCATTGAACCTTAAATTTATCTACATCCCTCCTACTAATATCTAATACCGCATACTTAAATTCAATAGGAGTTAAATCATAAAATAAATCCACCGAATATCCAAATCGAGAAATAGCAATCCCACACAACTCATTAAAGTTAATGTCTAATACTAATTCTCTTAGGGATTTAGCTTTTTTACCGGCTCTACATCCCCTCCTTTTACTTTAAGTTCCTCAGCGCTAATAGACATATCTTCAAAGAACTCAGGAATCAGTCTTAAAAAATCAAAATAAACCTCATCCATAATTTTTTCCATATCATCCTTCGAGAAAGGAAATTCTTTATCCGTTTTCTCATACCCTTTCTTCAAAGCATAATATAACAATGTTTCATATACTTCGTAATCAGTCCCATCATCATCAGTGGAAAAACTACGACCTAAATCCAATTTCAAACGTTTTAAAGCATAATAAGAAATACGGATAGGTAACTCTTGGTTTTCAAATTTTAAATACCGAATCATTTTGATTAAAATTTTAAAAGATTTTTATTAAACTTACTCATTCTCAATTATTTAATTTACCAAAAATAAAAACCCATGATTAGGATTCTCTTCTCATTACTTCATTACTTCTAATCTTCAGGACTACCCGTAGGTGATCCAGTAGAATCAGCATATCCACGAATCGGCTGTCCAGTGACTCGAATCGTTGTATTTGCTGTTACCTGACTGCCTACACTTGCACTTAACGGAACTTCCGTCACCAATCCTTGAAATTCTAAACTGGTGTGATCCATTGTTGGAAGTACAATTGCATACCATTGCCTGTCATTAGATTCAAAATCATCCATCATTATCTCAAAAGTATCGTCCGTGAAATTCATAGTAAGACTTACAGTCCCACCATCTCTTAAATCCGGTACATACTCTCGATAACCTCCTTCAGAATCTAATGCGGTAACATCAATCATCTCACGAGTCATTGTAGGCCCATCAATAGCCGAAATTTCGGCTATTGCTTCCCAGGTGGAACTACCGTCCCACCTCCAAAATTTAGTACCCATACTCGATACCGCATTACTGGCCATAATTTACCTCCTTTGTAATTGAAAATTAATACTAAACATTACTCTATTGTTGTCATCCCATCCCAGTGTAGCAGGACCACTGGTACATAGAATAGACGAATATAAAGTCCCACCCCATGTTTCTTGTGCCCGTCCATGAAGTGAGTCCCTTATAGCTTGACATAATACATACCCATCCAAATATTTTTTATTTCGTACTCGGATTTGTACGGTATCATAATTATACACCGATCCATCAAATGTCGTATGAGGGGGAGCCGTATTACTATCATAAATAGTTACCACATTATGTGGTTCTGCTGGTTCTCGCCCAATAAACAAGTTTGAGCCAAAGACCAATCCCAATTCGGTTTTGGCCTCTAACATCGTTCGTATATCTATGCTACCTGCGTTCATACTATTTGTTTTTGCCCTTTCCCACTTTTTAACTCGTTTTTCATTATCTTTGTTATATCCGCGTTCTTATTGTTTACCGCTATCTCTAACCACTTTGGTCCTGATCCTTTTTTAGACCAATTTATCTCACGTGGAGGATCTATTCCCATCTCATGAACCACCACGGCATAATTAGCAGTATGCCCCAAAATCACCATTGGATTTTTATTAGCCTTACACTTAGCTGTCATTTCTTCAATAATTTGGGTATGACGAGATGCCATTTCACCGGCTTTCTTTCCTGTAAAAACTGCAAGATCATTAGATTTAGCAGGCCCATTTATATTAGTAATGAATAAACTAGCCTGCAAATTACCTAAATCGAAAGGAATATAGGGAAGTTCCTTCACTGCTTCTCTCTCTACTGTTTTAGCTACCCTAGTCAATGCTCGAACCGCGCTACGTGTAGTCATATCTTTTTTATAATGCCCCAACTGAGCCACTATTTTCTTGCCGTTTGTTATTTTTATTAAAACTTTCATCGTATAGATCGTCGTAAAAAATATTGTCGAACAAAAACGGTAGTTGATCGTACCATTGGAATTTTCTCTTTACTCGTTATTTCAAAACTATCTATTAACAACTCTGGTCTAGGATAATTTTCTCCAGTTTCTACCTCCAACTGTAATTTATCTAAATCTAATAAATTTCCCAACCATATAATTCCCTGAATATCTAAATCAATAGGACTTAATATAGTAGCATCACTTCTTATCTCCTTCCCATAATTATCTGAATATACTTTAACCCCTTCCTCCCAACGTACTTTTACTTCTATTGGTTCGTCATAAGACATTCCTCCAAATCCATCCTTCACCGGATTTCCCCAGTATACAGCGGTTTGTACGCTAAATCTTCTAACAACTGAATCTATACGCATTTGTCAAAACTTGTAATTGCCCTAATATAGGCTGTTTTAACTTCCCCACTTAAAACAGCCAACGTACCAGTAGAATCTAACATTAAAGCCATTTGCCCATATGTAGTAGATTTTAAACCTGCTCCAAATACATTTGCATAAGTAATAGAAGCACTACCTGCTGCTTCTTTAATAGATTGTCGTTCCCTTGTAGTAGCAATCATATGAGCAGTTAACCACATTTCTATTTCTGCTAATATAGCATCACTTAATCCAACCTCATTCAACGCTTCCGTTACAAAAACATTAGCACTTGCTATATAACTTTCAATAACAGCATTAGATAATAATGTATTATCTAATATATTCTTTACTAAGTCTACGGTAGTTCTCATGGCTTATGATTTTTAATCAATTTTTTTTCCAACACCTCCATTATTCCAACATTCCATTTCAATCCTAACCAATTTAACATTTCATAGATTTGTCGAAAATCTCCTGTTAGTATTCGTTCCGGCCAAATTACCTTACAATCTAATCCCTCTTCCAGCATACCTACAAACATTTTTTCATGCTCATGAACCCACCATAACCATCCATCTCTCTCGGTTTCTACCCCTATTAACTGTTGAATAGTACGATCTTGATAAGCATCCATGTACCCAGTTTTAATACAAGAATCCACCACATCTCCCGTTCTCCTACGTACAATAATCCATTTAGCATTAGGAAAAGAAAGAGACCAAAGTGGCCAAGTTTGAGCTATACGATTACTTTTATACATCCACGTCGTTTTACCATCATACCCATCCTTATATAAACTCCCTTCTACTTTTTTTGACCAATTCAAAGGAACTACTAATCTTTGTAAATCTGGTAAAGGATATTGTCCTCGTGGATCGGCTTTCATTTGAAAAAAGAAAGAATCTAATAAATTCTTTATACCTATATTTTCATACATAGGAGAAGTTCTTCCTGTAAATACCCCACATAAACTAATGATTTGGGCAATAATAGAACTCCCAGACCGTTCTACCCCAGTCACAAATACCGGATTATTTCCCTCTATACGCATTGCACATACTCCTTTACCCAATTTACTGTCTTAGCCGCTTCAAATATACGAGGTTTACCATGAAAACAAATAACAGAAACCCCTTCCAACTTTTTATGAAGCCAACTATGATCTGCCCCTCGCATTTTAAAACTACAAATCTCATTCATTTCATTTTGCCAATATGTAATAGACTTTATAAAATTACTAATAAAATTTTGGTCTCCTCGATATATCCTCATAAATTTATTTGGATTTAAAATCCAAGTATCCCAAATAGCATTTATATTCTCCTCTCTCTTTGGGAAATACATTATTCCAGAAGCAAATCCTCCCCGTTTCCCAAAGTCCCATAACCCTACAAATCCTCGTCTTTCGCCTACTTGAAATAAAGAATGAAATCCTCCTACAACAGCCGTATCCAAATCTAAATACAAAAAAGGACGATATTTATCTAATTGGGGTGAAAAAAGATTCATCTTACTCCACCATCCTTTCCATTCTATATAAGGCATAGGAATTAATGTACAAAAACTTAATACCGTTTCCTTTTTGATTTTATCCCATACGCAAATCACCTGTAACTTATCGTTTCCATCCCAATGTTTATGTAAATGATAAGCCAATAATTCTACATCTCGAAAACTAAAATCGCCTCCAGAACGTAAAACCAATATCACAGTTTTCTTATTCATGCATATTTATGTTGTTAAATGTTGCTCAACCACCCATTTTCCATAATCGTTTAAGTTTCCTTCGTATTGATTAGACTTCTGTTTAGAATGCCTTCGATAACAATACAATTCCTCATCACAAAATCCTAAACGAAATCCGGCACGAAAACAACGTAAATTAAATTCATACTCTTCGGCATGATTTAAATGGGTATTAAATCCTCCTAATTTATCAAAAATACTTTTACGATACATTACCGTACCCCCGTGTAGAAGATTAATATGTAACATATCCTCATAAGTAATTTCCTTCTTCAAAGCCTTCCTATGTGTGATTATCTTACTTTTTTCATTTATATCTACGGCATTCCCATGAATAAAATCAACCCTCTGCTCCTCTATTGCTCGAACAGAATTTAAAATAGATCCTACTGGAAGAGTATCATCCTCGTGTAAAAATCGAATATAATCTCCTGTAGCCCTAGATAAGGCTTGATTAAAGTTTTCTGCCCATCCGGCTTCCCCCTGATTTACTAATAACTCAACCCAAGGAGGAACGCTAAGAATAGCTTCATTCAACCATCCTCGATTCACTCGATACGGAATAATTACAGTAACTTTTGGTCTAGCTTGGGAATAGCTATTCTCCTTATATATTGAATTTTCTTTTTGCGTTAATAAATCATATAACGTACAATTCCTATCTAACCGTTGCTTATACCTAATTTCATTCAACTGCTCCGCCTTACTATGCCATTGATGAATTACAGAAACTTCCGTTATAATTTCTTTTTTTAACCCAAGCCTACCTACTCGATCCACAAATTCAACATCATCCCTAGCTACCCCCATTGAATATCGTTCATCAAATCCACCTAATTTTAACATATTCTTACGAGTCAATGCTGCACAGAAATGAAAATAAACAGGGCGATATTTAGGATGATTATACCAACCTACTCCTCTAACAAAACATTGTTGAGGTAACTGATGAAAAGTTTTTATCTTCTGAAATAATTCTTCATCATTCATATTGGGAAGAGCATAGGTAGAAATACTTAAAAAATTCTTATCATTTATATGTTTTATAATATATTGAAGCACATCTCCTACATGTAAACATTCTGGATTTTGCAATACGATGATTTCTCCTTTAGCGCAAGAAATCCCTATATTATACGGAATACAAGGGTTTATCCACCACTTATCCTTTTTTTCTACTCGTATCAATCGCAAAAAAGGATATTCAACAACCAAATCCTCTAATCTTTCTCCTTCTTGACTAGCATCGTCTACAATAATAATTTCAATATCTTTTATCGTGGAAGCTACAATCGAACGCAGTGTATTCAATAATTGATGACGTCGATTATAATAACTCATTACGATAGAAATTTTCATTGTAGAAATCCTCCTTCTTTCAATAAATTTTCCAAATACAAAACATCTTTCAAATTATTTAAAGAAGTTAAAGCTGGTATTTTAGGGGCATACTCTTGATATTCTGGAGAATCCCAAAAATGATAACGATCTCGTTGCATCTCTAATTGAGGATAGACCACATAATAATCTTCATTAACATAGTATGTTCTAGGTATTTCTAAAGTAGAGAGAAGATTTTCATGCAATTTTTCTCCTTCTCGAATACCAATGGTTTTTATTTTACTATTACGATCCCCATAATAAGAAATCAATAAATGGACTAGATCGACTATATGAAAACTAGGCATATTCATTACAAATAACTCTCCTCCATTCCCTTCTTTAACAGCAAAAAACAATAATCCAATCGCTGTTTTTAGAGTTAAAAAGAAACGAGTCATAAGCGGATCAGTCAAGGTAACTTCATTACGAGTCTGTAATTGTTCAATAATATGAGGGATCAAACTACCATTCGTCCCTAACACATTCCCTGCTCGTATACATATAAAATCAGTATGTTGAGTATGTCGATTAGCCTCGATGATTAATCTCTCACAAACTCCTTTCGTCATGCCGTAAAGATTAATTGGATCTACCGCTTTATCAGTAGATACATAAATCACCTTTTGAACTTTATATCGGGTAGCCTGTCGGATAATATTTTCCGTTCCTTTTATATTTGTTTTTATAGCCTCCTTTGGATAATACTCACAAATAGGAACATGTTTCAATGCCGCCAAATGAAAAACATAATCTACTCCTCTTTGCATTACATCTTCCACGGCCTCCTCGTCTCGAACATCCCCTATAACAAATGACAGTTTAGGATCTAAAAAATGACGTTGCATTTGTACCTGAGCCGCTTCTCCACGAGAAAAAACAATAATTTGTTTTAGATCTGGAAATCGACTCAATAATTGAGTTGTTAATTCATTACCCCAACTACCTGTACCCCCAGTGATTAGGATGGTTTTATTTTTAAACATGGCTTCTATTATATTTTTAGATAAAGATACTTTTTTAATCCTCTATTTCATCATTTTTCTTTCGTATATGCAATACATGACACCCGGTCACCTCGCCAATTAAACAAGAATTGCTTACTACTAAGGTAGATTGCCCACCTAGTTCCTCAACCAAAGAAGTCATAAACCGTACTGATCGTAAATAATTTCCAGCCGAATACTCATCCTTTCCCCATGCACCGGTATCCTCATGTACATTACCGGATACAAATTCAATGGCAAATACTCCTGTCTCTGGCTTTAACGATCGAATTAAATGAGATAGTTCTTCTCGTAATACATCCGTTTTGACATGTTGAATTAAGTTATGGCATATAATAACATCGAAAAAATCCGTAGGCAATTCTACTATATTTTCTAACAAATACCCTCTACGAGTATACGGGCTTACTTTTCTTAATGCTTCCTCTGTTATATCTAAAGCCCAAACCCCAGCAGTTACCATTTTTAATTCCTGAGTCACATATCCTAATCCTACTCCTACTTCTAATACTCGTGCATCCTGCGTGATATATGGACTTAATTGCAAAAAACGTATAGTATCGCCATACGTACATCCAGAAAGAGTGGGTTTATAATTTCGTAAATGCTGCTGTTCCCAAAATCGTTTTCTATGTTGTATTTCCTGTTTAATCACATCCAACCCCCTTTCTCTTTTCTCCCTAATAATATACGAAGTACTGTTTCAGAAACATTTTTCTTAGAATATTCATCAGGAACTTGCCAACTCTGCTCCATTTCTAATATAGATCCAAACGCCCGAACAATATCATCCCGGCGAGTCCCCGCTAATAAAACACCTCCATTTTCTAATAACTCTTGCCTCTCGGTACTATTCCTCAATACAATACAAGGACGCCCTAAAATCGAAGTTTCTTCGGGTATAGTACCTGAATCCGTAAAAACAACTCGTGCATATTTTTCTAATTTACAAAAATCAAAAAACCCTAATGGAGAGATTGTTTTTACTCCACGAGAAAATGAAAGATTATATTCTTTTAACTTTGATTTGGTATGAGGATGTATTGGATAAACAACCCTCATATATTCAGAAATTTTATTAATAGCAGATACAATATTAGATAACTCTATCCGATTCTCAATATTTTCAGCTCGATGAAGTGTTAAAAGAGAATATTCATTCGGAGCAATATTCATACGATGTAATACATTGCTGCCGTCTATATCTTTCTCATACTGCATCAATACTTCTTGTATAGGATTTCCTGTTTTAAATACTTGATTCTTATGGTATCCCTCTCGTAATAAATTTTGTTTACTGTTTTCTGTATAAGGAAGATTGATAGTACTACTGGTATCAATTATACGCCGGTTTAATTCCTCTGGCACTCGATCATCATAACAACGATTTCCAGCCTCCATATGATAAATAGGAATACCCCTCTTTGCCGCCAATACAGATAATAACCCTGAATTAGTATCCCCTAAAACCAATATTCTATCGGGCGATTCTATATCCAGTATTTTATTAAATTGCCGATATCCATTACTTAAAAAATCACCCAGTCCGTCTGCTTTGGTAAAATAATAATTGGGTTTTCTTAATCGTAATTCTTCAAAAAATACGGTACTTAAAGCGGCGTCATAATTTTGATTAGAATAGACATGAATATGATTACATAATTTATCCAGTTTAGTAAGAATAACCGATAATCTAATTAACTCTGGTCTGGTACCAGTTAAGGTAAGAATTTTTAAATCACTAACCATCCTTTTTGTTCTTTAATTTGAATTTGTAAATCGGGAATTTCAAACAAATCGCATTCCCCATATAGGGTACTTAATGAACGATCACAATAAGGCTCATTTACCGATTCTACTTTTATATTCAACCCATACTCATCACTTACCATTTTTACCATATCAGCTTTCGATATTGTTTTAGGAGAGAAAATATGACGGACTCCTTTCCAATACATAGAATGTACTATAATCATAGAAATTATTTTAGCCAATTGTAAACAAGTAACGCCATTCCAAAAACAATTTGAATAACCTCTCACCGTTTTTCCAGCATTACTACGAACCCATTCCAAAAAATCAGCTTGGGATACCGGGTTTTCCCCTATAATTGAAGTCCTAATAATAGTTCCCTCCATTAAATCTCCCAATGCTTTAGAAATTCCATACACATCTTTAGAATCAGGTTGACAATCCTCCGTATATTGTCCCCGTGTACCAGTAAAAACACAATCTGTACTGACATGAATTAAATGAACATGATGATACATACTCCATTTAGCCAATATTATAGGGAACCATCCATTAACTCGTTTAAAATCTTCTTCAGAAGCCACTCGCTTATTAGTCAACCCCATAGCGTTAATCACCACATCTCCATTTCTTATTCCTAGCTTTTGTAAATCCTGTTTGATAGTCCAAAGGCTATTAGCATTTAACTCCTGTCGAGTAACTGGGATACTGTCTTTAAAAAATTGAGCTATGTACCGTCCCAACATTCCTGTACTTCCTAATACATAGATTTTCATAATAACCCCTTTTTTATTAAATTCAACAGTACTGTCATAGAACAATCCTCCTTATATCCATTATGAATATAGGCTTTACTCAAAGAATGACCGTTAAACCAATGTACCGCCATAACTTCTTCATCTACATAAGACATATCTTTTTGTTTATACAGCAAGTCTAACGAAAAAATGGAATAAGGATAAAACGTTTTATATGGAAATCCAACCACGTCTTTATATTGCTTTTCTAGTGTCTCTAAATTAGGAAATATTCTAGTTAATAACGTAGGTCCAAATACTTGATGGGCTAATTTATGTTTCCAGCGAGCTTGATTTTGAATCCGGTTACATAGAGTAATTAAATTCTGAAAAAATGGATTGCCTGCTTTTGCCATCATAACTCCAATACTATGAAATCCAGAAGTCCCATGAAATTGACATACGCTAAACCCCATATCTGATACTCGTACAGATCCAACGACAGGTATTTTATCTAAATACTCCATTGATTTTAACCATAATACATCAAAATCAGACCAAACCCCTCCTACGTTATACAATAAATGATACCGTAAAATATCAGAACGTAAAATATTATGCAATTTTTCATCAATACCATACTTTTTTAAATCTTCATATATAATATTTACGTACTTTAACTTCCGTATTTCGGGAAAGTAATCAACGCCTACATAATCAGGAATGTATTTAGCCGGGCTGTTTTCCTTTTGTAAAGGAATATGGACTTGAATTTCCCAACCAGGATTTTTTCTATGGAAAGTCTCCACGGTCAGTGTCTGTAAATAAGACATTGGTCGCTCTTCCCAATATAAATGCAATATTTTAGGAAGTTTCATTTTTATTTCTCCACTTTACTTAAATCCCAGTACTTAGTTTTTTCATCTATTACGCCCCATGGTCGCCCTACATTGCGGACAAGTATTTTCTGTCTGGTTTTCCATAATGTATAATTATATATCCATTCTTTACTATTTTGCACTTTAGAAGAACAGCGAGGACCATGATATAAATGAATTACACGAGCATTTGATTTTACGTATCTACACCCTCTATTTATTAACCTCTGAATTAAATCGTTATCTTCTCCTGCGTAACCTAAAAAATCTTCATCATACCCCCCAGTAGCCATTAACTGATCCTTCCATATCGCTAAAAAGAAAGGCATACGAACATGGTCTTTACGTTCTGGTAATCCTGGCAAATGAATTTTCTCACCCCGCCTTAATTGTACCACACCTATTCCGTGAGTATCAAACATAATACAATTAGGAATACTCAATGTGGTCTTACTTAGAAGAACATTATTGATTACTAATTCTAGCGCATTATTTACATGATACATCTCTGGGCAAGTTAAAACTATTATCTCCCCAGAACTTTGCTGAATGGCAATATTATTAGGTACTGCTGGATTTCTTGGTATAAGTCGATCTTGATTACGATGCCCAGAAAAAACATATTTAATATTTAATTCCTCCTTATACGCCTCGCATACTTCTTTAGTACCATCATCGTCTTGCCCATCGTTTACCACCACTACCTCAAAAGAAAATGGAGGTTTATGTTGCGTTATAGAAGATAATCCCCAATTTAGTAAACTAGCTCGATTGAACGATGCCATTACTACACTTACCATAGGAATCATATCATCCCCCCTTCTTAGTATTTCTTTCTAATTCAATATCCTTACATTTTTCTAACACCAACCCAGGTAATTTATTCTGTTCGCAAAACTCAAAAATAAAAGGTTGAATTTCTTTTCTTAACTGATCTTCCATTATCCCTAATCGTTGGCACAATAATAATCCAGTCCAAGAAGAAGGAGATTTTAGTATGTGTAAATCAAATCCGGTAATACCAGTTAAATCATAATCATATACCTCTACTCCATTAGGTTCACAATCATGAAAAATAATAGCATCCATCCCTCCACATAAATAAGTTAATGCTAATTGACGAAATGCCGTAAAATTATCTATAAACAAAATCCGGTGTTCTGCGGATTCAAATTTTGCCTTTAAATTTTGATAATACTCGATAACAGCGTTCCTTGTATCAATGGATAAATCCATAGGTAAAGTGCCTATACTTATTCCTGGGACTTCATGAAATAATACAGAATAAGAAGTTTTAAATTTATATTTTTTTTGAACATAACGCATCCACTCCAAATCATTCTCTACGCAAATCAATTGTTTAGGAGAGTACTTTAAAAATAAAGGGGTGGAATAACACCCCATACCTAACTCTACTACTAACTCAGGAGATAAAGCGGTCATTACCCAATGAATTAGAGGTTGATGAGTACGCCATGCCCAATATGATATATCATCAAAATTATTCATAATCGAAGATCTTTAAAATTTATCTTAGGAAAAACTGTTATTGCACTATCTGGACTGCAATTTATAACCTCTACCTTTCCTTTTAAATCATTGGCTATTGTTGGGTATCCCTTTAAGTGTCGTTGCATTACAGAAGTAGGAGAACTTTTTAACTTTGGATAAAATTTATGCCAATGTTGATTATTATCAGCATCTAACTTCATATCAAATCCCAATAAAATAATACGACTTACTCCAAAATGGACAGCTAGATTAATAGCTGCCCCTCCACTATGACCGTTCCAAGCTACTTGATTTGAAGAAAAAGATATCCCATACTTCTTTTTAGCATCCCTAGAAATAACCTTAAAAGTACCATTAGTAAAAGGGATACGTTGAGCACAAGTTAAACGTAATCCACTAAACCGAAGTAAATCGGCTACATTATTTTTACTTCTATAAAAAGAATCATCCCCAAAAAACATACAATCTACCCAATTACCCAATTTATAAGCCATATTAACGGCTATAATATGCTGGGAATGTATCCTTTCCATATAAGGAGAATATTCTTCCACCGAAGAAACCCCCTTAAATACATTTTGAATTATACTTTCTGGAACTCCAAACTGCCGTGGAACAGATGCTCCTCCACCAATTATTATGCACTGCCCCCCATCCCAAATGCGAGGAATTGACCACATTGGTTAATTATTTAAAGAATTAACCAAAAGAGAAGCCGCAACTTCCCTTAATTTCTTCTCATTGATAGGTTTATTAGTTCTGATATTAATCACATCGTACCACCCAGGACTAACCTCTTTTTTCTCATACTGAGTAACTTTATTCTCTAAATCATTAGAATAATTTTTCTCAGTTTTTTGAGTTACTTTTATTTCCTTATAGCCATCCGATTCTTCATCCAACGCTTTAAAATGAGTAGGAATTCTAACCTTTATTTCCTCTGGATAGGCTATTATGGTATCCCCCTTTGATGCTACTTCTTCAAATATACGTAATTTAGCATTATGAACTTTTACATACCTTGTCTTCCGCCTATCAGGAAACTCTTTAGAAGGAGAAATAATTATCTTATTCATAATACAACCTCCTTTTTACTCAATTATTTAAAGCCTCCATTAAACTATTAGCATCTTCTAATCGTAAAGATTTCTCATTGATTGGTTTTCCGGTAATCTTATTCACCACATTATACCAACCTTTAGCCGTAGCGGGACGAACTTCATATGATATTTCTTTTTTAGGAATAAGTTTTTCTTGATCTGCCAAAACCATAGCTTGAGTATCCGGATCGCTAACGCATACAATACTCCGTTTAAATACAGTTGGGATTTGTTCAGGATAAGCCTCAAATACCTCGTTCTTTTTTACTGTCTTACCTAGTATACGTAAAGTACCAGTCAATAACTTATAACGCAATTTTAAGCGGTTTACGGGCTGAATTATGGCTTCTTGTGACGAAGGAGTGATGATAGGATTTATTGAATGGACTATATCTTCTTTAATCTCCATAGCACCCATCACTTCTTCTTTTTCTTCCTTTGGTAAAGTAGATTTTACGGTCGGATTTATGACGGGTTTGCGTACTGGAGCTTTTTTAGTTTTATTAGTTCGTTCCATTGCAGTAAAAATTAAAATATGTATGATTAATATTGAAATATATAATGAAAGTAAAATCCGTGATTAGGATTACCCTCATTTTATTTAGCTAATAATAGCTTTCGATCCTCTACTAGGTAGAAGCGAAAGTACCATGAGAAATACCACAATGACCATCCTGATCAGACCGAATTTGAGGAACAGCGATCGTAAGAACCTTAAATTTAGAAAGGAATTTACCTTCAACCTCCCACTGTACGTTCTGAATCGGCATACCCTGAACCAATCTGACAACATCAGAAGTCATCTGTACCAAAAGCACGTTATCTGCGGTAAGCGTATCAACGACTTTTACGCCTTTGATACCAGCAATCTGAAGAATCCGTTCACGGATCGTTCCCCCACGATAATCGGTATAATCCTTGTCCAGTTTAGTTTCAAAACCAACAGGGATATATAACATCCATGGTCCAAAATGGAAAGCCTCGATAGAAGCCTGTTTCATCGTAACTACATCATCTACGATTTCAGCCCCAGTAACATCACTAGCATCCCAAGCCTTAGCCAGGGTGACTTTATTAGTATGGGGATAACTGAGGTAACTATAAATAGTACCGCCACCAAACGTATAACTTTCAGACGTAAACAGCATTTTCTCCAATCTATCCGATACTTTACGAGCAGCCCGTTCAGCCATAGTGGTATCCAACGGATTTCCCAGTGAACGACTAGCGGCTAAAGCACGCGCATTAATTTCATAATCGGCGTGAATAATCGGAATTGGTAAATAATTAGCCGTAAATACCGGACGATCATTCTCTCCACGAGTAACTCCATCCATTGTTAATACGGCTTCTAATGCATCACTTACATCATGCCATTCTAATACCGTAGTACCCATAGCATTTCCAAGGTTGTAAACCAACCCATTGTCAATCAGGTCTCTTACCCCATTTAACCGTTTTTCAGCTATTGGAACCAATACCTCATCCAACTGTTTCCATTCATAAGGCCTCAACGTAGCATTGGCCTGAATAGGAACATTTCTGTAATTATCTGGATTTTTAGCATCCCCACCTGAAAAAACAGTAATATAGGATTTTCCTGTTGCAGGATCCACCCACGGGCGCATTGCCCCGGCCTCTAATTTACCTTGTGTAATCAACTGAGCTACTTCTCCCTGAGAACCACTCTGTGACATATAATCAAGAATTGCATCCATTATTTTATCCTCCTTTCTTTAAATAATTCTGACTTTAATACGCAAACCAGATACAGGATGCGTTCCACTTGAACTGGAAAGGTCCACTGCCTCAATTGCCTGTCCGACAATTTGAGCAGGATAATAAATACCAGTTGAATCCGCAACATACTTCTGAAGATACCCTGCTCCAGCCGACTCTAAATAATCTCCAATGGCAATATTTTGCCCATCTTCGAGTAAGGCATTTACAATATCACCTCGCCCAGGTACCCACACCTGAACTTGAGCCTCCTCGGCATAGGCATCATCAATACCCTTGCCTTGTAGTTCATCCTCCAAAGCGAACATAGGTAACACATTCCCACTTTCGGAAGCATGTTTTTTAACCTTTCCATCGCTCGTTAATTCCACCAGCATTCCAGGAGTAATCGCTTCCGAAGCTGTAAACTCCTCAAATACATCGGAATAATTTTTAATCTTAACTGAATTTCTAACAACAGTTGCCATAATTTATATTTCCTTTCATTTTATATTTATTATACTCCTAAAGGAAGCAATTTTTCTTTTGGGCCTTGCTCGTTTGATTGAGTATTTAATGCCACATTACCTGCTGCCTGCCCAGAATAATCCACTGCTGGCTTAAATTGACGATTCAATTTTTCCAACATGGTAGTATCAAAACCTTTAAGCTCATCCTCGGTCCAAGCCCCTTGTTCGGCGTTTGCCATGATATTAGAAATTAATTCTGTCCGGTGCTGAGCATAAAGCTCTGCCCCTTTCTGCATAACTTCCTTTATCCCATCGGGAGCTATCTCCAAAAAAGCTTCAAAGGTCGTAAGTGTGTCTTTGCGGATATATTCCTCCATATTTACCTGAACAGGAGGATCCACAATAGTCTCCTCTGCCTTAGGAGCAACAGGAGTCAGTTTCTCCAATTGCTCTGCGGACATAGTCAACAACCAATCCTTATCATTTGGAGTAAATCGAGTCTGCTCGTTTCCAATTAACTCAACCACTTTTTCCAAGCAACAAGGCTTACTTTCCTTAACCATTTTTGTTTCTCCTTTGTTACTATTAAAAACAGTACGTTTCATCGAATTTATTTGAACGTAAGTCACATTCCTCCGTACCCGTATTGGAGTATCTATCAAACTTACCGTACCATCTTCATTTATTTGATACGATTGTTGAAAAAGCCCATTTTCGGCAGACTCTCCACTCCGTTTACGGTAAACCACAGTATCCTCATATACTTCTTCAAGTATATGGTAAGATTCCTCCGTATCCATAGCGTCAAGCTTCGATTGCAATTGCATTATCAATTCCTGATAACCCTGCTTGTTATCAGTAATGTCTGATAGCAATGCCTCCATCGCTTGGTGCTTCATTGTAAGTACTAATTCATCTTTTTTCATGTTTTCATTTTCGTTAATATTACTAATTACTACTTCTACCCCATCGGTGTTACTATCACTATTAACACGCACCCCACAACCATCCATCCAACTACAGGCCCCTCGTTGTCCGGGCAATAACGCCAAGTGGTCTGGTCGGTAATTTCTAGCTGTGGCTATGTATTGTTCTTCTTCTCCATGTTCATTAATATATACTCCTTCTCCCAATTCCTCATCACAAAATACTCCAACAGAAACATCTAAAGGTTTCCCTTCTCGAATATAATCTACGGTCATTGGAGAAATGGCTATTAACTTCTGCTCATCTATCCATGCCTCTGCTTTTAATTTCCCATCTTCTATATGAGTGTTAAATATTTTACCCACAGATTGCTCCAATATTTCGGGGGAATTAGCCGATACATTCATGCCATCAATTTGGGGATGGTAAATCATAACCGGTATCCCATTCCAACAGGCAGGAAATTTATTTAATTCTTCTGCCAAATGTAATAATGGACCATGACTTCCACTATGGACTCCTTCTACCATCATTACAACTGGGACTATCATATATTTTCTCCCCTCTAAACTACCCGTTTGTATCTTATACAAGGTAGTGGTTGTTGCGTGAATCATCATTGTTTCCATATTATCTACTATTTTATTAGCCTGTTTTATAGCAGAACCAGCACATTCATTTTCCTCTCCTCCATCTTTCATACATTTATCCAATACGGTATTAGCAATACGTACCCATTGTCGTTTTTTCTTATCCGACAGCCCCTTCTTAAACCGATCCACATCTTTAATTTCCCAAGGCATCTTAATCATCTCCTTTCTCCCAAGGCAAACACATGCAACGGCAATTATGAACAACGACGCCCTTGGCAACGTACGACTCATCTTCTTCAACACTTAAATTGTACATAGGCATTTTTCTTTTCATTTTCCAATGTTTGATAGATTCCACTTCCCAAGGGACAAGTTGATAATCCCCGAGATGGTTGCATAAGATTCTTGTTAATTCAAGTTCAATTTCATCAATGTGTTGATTAATTTGCGCACCCGAGTAATGGAGAACAGACCAACCTTTTTTTTCTAATCTTTCCTGTCTAATCCGTTCTTTTTCCTTATCTTGGTGCCATTGCTCTCCATCGCACTCAATACCTATTTTTAATTCTGGAATTGCAAAATCTAAATTATATCTCAAAACTGGATATTGTGAAACGTATTGTATACCCATCTTATCTAAACACAAACTCATTCTTTTTTCAATCCATGTAAAGACTCCACTTTTTCGATGTTTAGCCATTCGCACATTCAAACGCTTTTCTGGATGTTCTGCATACAATTTCTCTAATGATTTTCTTGCTTTTTCTTTGACCACCGGATCTTTCATTGGATTATTGTTTTTCATCCGTTCTGAATTTCTCTTTATGTTTTCGGGTGTATTCGCCGTCAATTGAGCTTTCTTGTTCACTTCGGAGTCCTGGAAAGGGTGTGCCCCTTTCTTGACCATTTCTCGTATTGCAACATGCGCTTTTTCTGTTATTTTGGAACCGTCACGTTCCCCTGTTGCATACTGTTCAAGCATATTTTTCCGCACTTTTTTTGATATATTTTCTCTATGTTTAGGATCATTCCATTGTTTCTCTGTTATATCTTTACTTAAACACGTACGAGAACAATATTTTCTAAAATAAGGTATTGGTTCCCCACAACGCTTGCACGTATTTCCCAACAGCATTATTTTTTCTCCTTCGACACAATCCTTTGCTGGTTTCCATGTACCTCCTTCAACAAGTACAGGATGATTCTCCGTCATAGATAAATTAAGACCGCCTTTAAATTTAAAAGTTACAACATTGGCTTGTTCTTGATGTCGTGGTAATGCGTACACTTTTTTAAATCTGCGTTTATGTGTGAGCACCAAATCTCCGATTTCAACATCTCCAATAGATTTCCAGCCTTCCGATGTATAAATGGGAATCTGTTTATCAATAAAACAATTTGGGTGAACTGGTATCATACCCTCTACTTCATCTAATGTAAATTTTTTACCCTCTAAAGAAGCGCACACATCACATACCCTATCATCGCCTGCAGTAACCCATTCTGCTAATACTCGTATTCCTAAAACTCCCCAATTCCGATACTCTTGAATAGTGGCAACGTGGTGTGCTCGAATCATCTCTGTACGAGCAATCATTTCCGCCCGTCGTTTAGCTGGTATCCAACGCCCTAAAGAATCTCTCACTCCCAAAGTATCCCCTCTTCCAGTAATCGTAGTTACCAATTTACGGGCTACTGTTCTAGGACCATCCCCATCCGCCATTCCTTGAGCAAGTACACGGCTAATTTGCATACCCATAGCATCGGTCACCCCCTTCAATTCGTTATATGCCCGGATAAATATCAACCCTACCCGGTCCATATGAAAAACAGTATTCATCGCCACATCTATTCCTCCTGAAGCCTCTATGGAAGGTACATCATATCCAGCCCTCTTCAATTCATACCTAGCTCTTAATACCCCTCGTTTATAACTATCCAATAAATACATATCAGTCCAAGCCTCTTGCACGGCCTGTCCTAATTGACGAGCAAGACCTACTGTTAATATACCTCGATCGACTTGCTCTTGTAACCAAGCCATAAAAGCCTGAATCTTCTCGGCACTAGTAGCAAAAGCAAAAGCACGGGTGGCTGGAAGTTCTTGAAATACCCCTAAAGAGGAACTCTCTTGCATACCAAAACAATCACGTTCAGTAATCGCCTTATATATTAAAATAGCAATATCATCAAATCGCTTCCGCATTTCCCTCGCAAAGGCATTGCGTAAAGTGGTAGTTCTAGTAGGATCATACCTTTTTACTCCCCCACTAGTAACTTTAGTCTCGTATATCGCTATTTCGCACATTACATTCCCTTATTTTCTGTTTTATCTGCCGTTGGATTAGGTATAGGTCGAGTCAATCCAGGTACATCCTCATCGCTCGCTTCTGCTATTCGTTTTAGTTCTTCGATCACCGAATCTTGTTCCATAGCATTAATCAATTCAATCTGTTGTCGATTAAAACCTAAGAACAATTCATAGAAAGCCTTAGGTGGAACAACCTCTGTGGTCAAAGGATTAACAAAATACTCCCGCAACGAAGTAGCCCGTATTCTTCCAATTTCTGCCTTATCTTTTTCTGAAATTGAAAATAAATCAGCCCATTCTATTTCATATCCTTCTACTGGTTTGGGCAATATCTTATATTCAATCATCTTATTTATAAATGGACGCAGAATACAAGGTTCTGCAAATTCCTCACGCCGACCCTGTACAAAGGCAGTCCATTCAGAAGCATCCTGAGTAGAAGCTAATTCTCCCCGTTCACTACCAGTAAGAATCCGTTTAGGTATACCAGTTACCGCAGAAATCATCATCATTTGGACATCTACATGATTTTTTGGATCTGATATTTGCATATCCAATGACTTGATAGAAACCCCTTGTGTGGTTAAAAATCGACGTAAATTATGCTCATACTCATCTAACTGATCTTGTAATGCTTTTTCCTGTTCCACGCCCATGGTAAATTCTTTATCTACCTCCCCAGTATAACCAGGACGAGCACCCCGCCAAAACATCTCTGAACTACCCCCTACCAACTTTTCTAAATCACATAAACGATTATACACTACTTCCAAACGGGGTATTCCTTCAACCTGCGACTCCAAAGAATCTTCTACGATATGAAGTACCCTAGAATGATGCACTCGTATAGTAGACTGAGAATTATCGGGACTACTTAATGTAATATCATATAATTCTGGCATCCCATATCGGATACTTCTTACATTAGTATCCCAACTAATAATTTTAGCCGATCCCTCCCCTAATGGGCGAGCGTATAAAATATCCAATCCTTTTTTCAATGAAACCGGATTAGCTAAATCTTCCGTCTTTCCTACATCATTAAACCCCATTAATAAAATCCCATAACGACCTAACCCAGTCAGTTTATCCAAACGCGTAAAAACAGTCTTTAAATTCAATCTACGTTCTAAATCTATCCAATCTCGTTCTAAAGTAGTCTCACTACCTTCTTTAGATTCAATAACGGTCAAAGGACCAGTCCAAGTCATCTTTACTGGACGAGAAATAATTGCTTTAGCTATATCTTGTCGTAAATACCGTGATACAAAATCCTGATAAGTTAATTGGGTTGGGTATCCTAATGTTTGATATAAATTACGATCTCCATTATAAGAAGTCCCTAATTTAGCAGCTAACGCAGCTCTAGAAATTATAGAACTTAGGGTTTGTATTCTATGCAATTGTTCTTCTACATGGGAAGCGTCATTTGAAGATTGAGCCTGTCCATTATTTTCTACTCTTGATCCCATTGCCTTAAATCCTTCCCTATATGTTTTATAATACTTTTACCACCCGTTTACGAACTAATTTAGAAAAAGCCCCAGCCGCGGCATCCACCTGATCCTTGTATGTACCAAAAGGAAAATGACGGTGCTCTTCAATAAACTCCGTATTCCAATCAGCTCGCATCAACATTACATTACCATCGTTTACTTGAACGCTATAAGGATCAGCTCGATAAACCTTATCACCTTGTGGGCGATCTGCCCTCGCCACAAACCCAGCTAAGTTACGAGTAGTAGCCTCTGCCGATTCCTTGCCTCCTGATCCAGGTTCCTGTTCGTAGTAAATCTCCACGATTGATCCATCGGCCTCAGCCACCTGACGAATGATCCGCTCTCGTTCCTCAGAACTCCAACGACCCCGTTTGACATCCAATATGATAAACTTACCGGTACGCAATCGCATCATTTTTACGCCTACTGTCCAAGCTGCAGTCGTCTTCGCTCCTATCTTCTCTTTGGTACCTGCTTTATCCCAATAACGAATTACCCCCTGAATCAAGGTAGAATCAGGCAAGGCATCTATGGTCGTAAAATGATCTACCTTAAACATCCCCCCAGAAGGGGGAGTAGGATTTTGCCCTATCTGACCTGCATAAGAATATTGCCCTAAATCAGCTTCCAAATCTTTCAGCACTTTCCGATTTAATCTAATGGGATCCAGTAGATTGTCTACGTATTTATCTACCAATTCCACCGGACGCACCACGCTTCGATAAGAATCAATCTCCCCAGGCAAACATATGTGCTTAATATTATCCTTGTTTTTACTTAGAGCGTGCCCTGTTGGATCGTTCTGATGTAATCGCTGCATGATACCTATCGTAACCGAGGCTGCCTTGTCTACCTTACGAGTAGGCAGCGTTTGATCTAACCAACGATTAGCATTGGCCAATTCTATGGGGCTAACCGCTTGTTGAGGATTGATTGGATCGTCCCAAATAATAATATGCCCATGAAACCCCATCAACGTACCTCCTACGGATGTACTAAAACGATTACCACCCAATTCCAAGCGAGAGGGTCGTCCAAAGGAGAGTTGCGTACGACGCACAAGACGAAAATTCCCTTTGGTGTCCTTGTCCTCCTTAATACCAATCTCTGGATAAATCATACGATAACGCTCCGAGCGAATAATGTCACGACAATATTCCGCACTCTCCAAAGATAAGGCACTACTGTAGGACACGCACAAAAATCGCATCCAGTACCAACGACTCCAACACCAGGCAGGAAACATGATCGAACATAGTATGGTTTTCGTTGTACCTGGAGGTATGTTTATGATTAAATCATGGCGTTTGGGTAGACGTTGAGCAACCCTTTCAGCCACCTGTTGTAACTCGTTGCAAAGATACTCAATGTGCCAATTGGCTACTAGTTGTTCTTGACTAACTTCTGGCCAAAAGAATTTGAAAAACTCGAAAAACGAACGATTACATAATTCTCGAACAATCAACGATGGATTTTCTACGGCAGAACGTAATGCCTGCGTTCGTCGTTCCATCATCAATGTCTCCTCGTTAGTCATCACTCACTCGTTTCTGGTTTCGTTAATTAGATTCATCAATAGTGGTAGGGATTTGAGCCAGTCCTAATTTCATAGCCATCCGCAATTCTTCGTCACTCAATGATTGCAAGGACTGTTGTACAAGATTGACATCCACTTCCCCTCGATACGTTACATCCACACTTGCCTTCAAACTATCACTCCAAACCTCCCTACGCCTCAAAGCCAACCAACGCAACCCAGCGTACACATCTGGAGCCTGTAGTTTACGAGTTTCCTCCCGCCGCACTAGTTGCATTTCCCCCGTATCTCGATCCCGTCTATAATAATCAGTCGTCTCGACATACGTATACCCCAAAGCCCGTCGATAAACACTGCGAGCTACGTTCATGTCTGCTTCGGCTCGACCTCTCATCAACGCCCGACGAAACGCCTCATGATTGGTTGACCAGCGTTCAATGGTACTTACGGAAAGTCCAAAAAATTCTGCAATTTGACGATTGGTTTGACCCAACAAAGCCAGTCTATACGTCTGTTCTTCCATCTCTGGTCGCCATTGACTACTGTTTTTCATCGTCCATTTCTCCTCATTTTCGTCTATACCATATACGAAAGTACTAAAAAAAGTTTGATAGACGAGAGCGTTTTTTCTAAAATTATTTTTATTAAACTTACTATTATTTAAAAATTATCTTTATATTAGCCTCATAAAAAGTAAGTAAATGATTCTCTTAACGTAAAAAATCAATCACAATGAAACACACTAAAAACATTACCATTGTTCATGACTCCTTGGAATTAAATTTAACCACTTCACCCACGACTCAAAACCCTGCCCGTGAAGATGACCCCCTACTAACCTATCCTACCCAAACAGGTACTCCCAGAAAACACGCTTATGCTCCTCGTCGACGACAGCCTTTGTCGCCTGAAACTCGTCGTCGTATCAGCGAAACGATGAAGGGCAAGGAAAAATCTGCAGAACATCGTCAACGCATCAGCGAAACGATGAAAGGCTTGGTCCGATCGAAAGAAACGCGGCAACGCATGAGTGCAGCAAAACAAGGAGCCTTACATCCACGCTGGAGTGGAGGACCAGAAGCACGTAAAGCTCGTCAAAAAGCGGCACGTGAAGCCCGTCGTCTTGAACGTCAAGCCAAAGAAGAAATAGAACATCAAATTCAACAACAACGACGAAAAGCTCGCATGGATCGTCATCGTGAATTGTCTATGCAACGACAAATTCAAACAAAAACAGCGGGTGATCCTTTGCCTGCCTATGAACGCCCCCCTAAAGGGGAACCCGTGTACATGCGCCGTAATGCAAAACAATATTTACGGAAAGAAAGTAACATAGGAAGTTTGGATGATGTAATACAAGAATAAAAAAAGGGGTGCTCGAAAACGAAGGCATCGGCAATGTTGATCGTTTGAAACATTAGTTTGAACCTTATGGAAAAGATCGAAATGGAGATAGGAACTGGTATCATACTTATCGAAAACAAGAAGTCCAACATTGGCTTGCCACTCTATGTAAAGGAGGATCTTTTAAGACATGTTTTTAATTGAACATAGTAAGGGGGGTGGGGGAGTTATCCTTGAAAAAGGACAGCTGTTTAATCCATTGTACAAACAAGGATTATGACAAGCATAGTTGTATGCTTTCCTTGTGTCATGGCTCGCCAAAGTACTTACGAAATCCTAAAAATGTTATCCAGAACGAATGGATGAAATATATTTTATTGAGCTTAAAAACGTATTAGTTTAAGTTTTTTCCATACCAAGACCTTACCTGAATATACTCGAAGTGGAGTTTACGCTCTAGAACAGGAACCAAATATCCAACGTACGAAGACGTAAGGTGATGTTCAATTACCTAAAACGAAACGTGTAATTTTTATTTGCCGAAGAGGACGAAAATCCTATGGGGGTTCAAGTTACTATCATTTATGTGAATAAAGAGAGAGAGAGAGAGGTTACGTTTTCCAAAACAAACGAGAAAATAAAAAACATAAGACAACGAACCCTCTTCTCTTCCCCTCCTTTCTTTTTTCCTTTCTTAAAAAACAGATAACCCCCTATAATCTCTCTTTTCTGGATTGTCGTCGTTTTTTTCTTTGTTTGAAAAAGGAGGGGGTGCTTTGAAAAAGAGGGGGAGGCGAAAAGAGAAATAATCTTGGAATTTGGAGTGGTGGGTACCTTGTGAGGTTTTTTTGAACGAAATTTTGCAAAATTTTATAGGATGAGGTTTTTTTGAACGAAATTTTGCAAAATTTTATAGGATGAGGTTTTTTTGAA